GTTCCGGTCAGGGCTTCGTCGCTGTAAACGCCGCAGTAGACCCAGCCGGTATGGGACTGGATCATTTCGCTGTAATGACTGACCTGGGCAGAAAGCGAATGGAGCATCGCATCCTTGCCGGAGGAAACACGGGTGTAGGCGCATACTTTCAAAAACTGCGGCTGCATGATTTTCGGGAAATCGACCCGTTTTATAATTCTATCCATCGGTTCACCTCCTTAGGTGTGTTACATATTACCTCTGAATGCCCCAGTTATCCAGCGATTTCAGCGGAATATACTACACGAAGATATGCCATATTTATTGGCGATGATCGTATCAATTTTAGCGTACTCTTTGGCTGAGATCAGCCCCTTGGAACGCATACTCCGGGCGAGTGCCATCGCCAACTGGTAGGCAAACAGACGCTTATCGTAATCACTCATGGTCGGCCTCCTTCCTGCGGAATTTCAAATAGCAGTCACGGGAGCAGAACACCCGATGGCTGTTGCCATAGCTTTCAAACTGCTTCCCGCAATGTCGGCAAGTGAGTGTGTAGTACGCTTTTCGCTGCACTCTTTCGGGATGTGCGTTCCACCACGCCATTCGGCAGGCATCGGAGCAGAACATCCTTTTCCGTTTATGCGGTGTCTGCTCAAGCGGAGTCAGGCAGTTTCGGCACAGGGCATTTGAGTCCGGCATCTCTTTGATCTGCACAGGATGTCTGGCGCAAAAGGACTTTACAGTGTTTAGCGGTAGCCCTGTTATAGCGGATATTTTCTTATACCCGTAGCCCTGGTGTTGGAGTTCCACAATTCGTGAGCGTTCCGTGTCTGTCATAGTGATTGATACCTCATTCCTGAGAAATAGCGTTTCTCGCTATACCCAGAGAAAAGGCACTTTTGTCAGGGTAAAATGGGCAAAAAAAATAACGCCCTCCACGGAAAAATCCGCAGAGGGCGTGTGATAGGTTCGATTTACTTATTCGGAATCTTCAGCTTCATGCCGCTGTAGATGACATTGCTTTTCAGCCCGTTCAGGTTGACGATTTCCTTATAGCGGCTGCCGTTGCCGAGATACTTCTTGGCGATTGCCCAGAGGGTGTCACCA